TGGTTTGGCGATTGATCAGATCGCACAATCCGGGCTGAGTTCCCTTTCAGTGATCTACTATTCCGCGCAGCTATTTATGTGGCTTCTGGGCCACAGTGAAAGGTCCCAGCCTAAAACCATACGGCCGCCAAATTCCTTAACCAAGGACTCTACATTCCAGTAGCAGTTAGCGAATGGAAGTGGGTACTCCACAACTGGGACTGATATCGGCTCAGCTCCTCGGTTAATTTTGTTGCAAAATTCTAATAGGTTATTATTATCTGAATCAATTGGTTCGCATACTGGATACGCAGAATTCATTAAAACCCCCAGATAAACATGAGCATTTATAAACGCAATAAATCTCAACTTTTTTAACATATAGGGTATTAATTAGGAAGGTGATAGATCGGTTAATAAGGGGTATCGAGATGAACAAAAAGCATGGATAGTTGGCTGAGTGGACGAAAGCAGTCGGTTGCTAACCGATCGGGTGGGTCATATGGCTGTCGCCCCGCAGGTTCGAATCCTGCACTATCCGCCAAACATGGGCACGAGCATTAACGCTTAAATAAGTCCTTATAGGTGCCAGATTGCTCGCCTGGCCGCCAGACCTACGAAACAGGGCACACAACAGGTAAGATCATTGGACATATGAGGGCTGTTCTACCCTAACTGATGTCGAGCCAAACCAGTGCTCTTTCCGTTGCGGTTTTTTCTGATGCTAGTTGGTTCGGTTGCGGCGGATACCAAGGCGACGAAGGAATTGCTGACGCACAGCACCACAACCCAATCCCTCTACCTTGGAGCCATTGCGGCTATCCTCGCTGCACTGGCAGCGTGCATTACTGGCCATTAAAAGTGATTTTTTAAAAAAATTTGCTTGAACCAGTAATTCACAGACTTAAACGGAACATTGCTCCGCCGTTATTGAGATAATCACTCGGCCGGAACGGCAAAAGTGACTTTTAACTCAGGAGCGTCAATGAGCAAAATCATGGTGATCATCGGGCTAGCACTCTGCGTGTGGGTGTTTGTTCGGTATTGGTTGTAGTAGTCGCCATATTGGAGGCTGCGCACTTGCGCGGCCTTTTTCATTTCAGGCTCACGGGAACCATCATCGATACGGCTCGTTGTTAAATCAGCCCGATGGGCCTGACCCTTTTCAAACACACAGCGCCATCCGTCATCAACGGAGGTGAGGCTTATGCGAATGCCCTACAAACAAGATTTCATCGCCGCTCTGCTTGCAGCTAAGGAGCAGGGTATCGGCGCAATACTGGCTTTCATCATGGCGTATTTGCGGGGCCGCTATAACGGTGGCGCCATGGCGAAGACGCTGATCGATGCTGTCATGTGCGCGATGATCGCTTGGTTCGTCCGTGACCTTCTCGACTTCATTGACCTTAGCAGCAATCTCGCCTACATCGCCAGTGTCTTCATTGGCTACATCGGTACAGACTCGATCGGCAACCTGATTAAGAAGTTCGCCGCCAGAAAAGCAGGAGTTGATGATGCTGGAACTCAATAAGCAGCGCAGGGCATTTCTGGATATGCTCGCCTGGTCAGAGGGTACTGACAAGCTAGGGCAGAACACCAAAAACAGGGGTTATGATGTCATTGTCGGCGGATCGCTTTTCTCGGACTACAGCGACCACCCACGAAAACTGGTCAACCTCCCCAAGTTGGGCATCAAATCTACCGCGGCCGGGCGTTACCAGCTGCTTTCAAAATGGTGGGATGCGTATCGGAAACAGCTTGGATTGAAAGACTTCTCACCGGCCTCACAGGACCAGGTGGCACTGCAGCAAATCAAAGAACGTGGCGCGCTGCCGCTCATCGATAACGGGCAGATTCGGCAGGCAATCGATCGCTGCAGCAATATCTGGGCATCATTGCCAGGCGCCGGCTATGGCCAGTTTGAGCATAAGGCCGACAACCTGATCGCAAAATTCAAAGCCGCTGGCGGCGTTGTAGCAGAAGTACAACCATGAACCGACTAATCGCATTTATCAGCGCCGTACTGATCTGCCTGATAGTCAGCCTCGGCTGGCTGGCCAGTCACTACCACGACAACGCGACCGAGTTCAAAAGGCAGCGCGATAAAGTGACCGAGCAGCTCAGCCTGGCGAAAGACACCATTGCTGACATGCAGGTAAGGCAGCGCGATGCTGCAGCGCTCGATGCCAAATATACGAAGGAGTTAGTCGATGCAAAAGCTGAAAATGATACTCTGCAGCGTAAGCTTGATAATGGTGATCGGGTGCTCGTCAAAGGCAAGTGTCCAGTGTCAGCCGCAACCCAAACCACCGGCACCCCCAGCATGGGCGATGAAACCACCGTCGAACTCTCTGCAGTTGCTGGACGAAACGTTCTCGGTATCCGGTCCGGAATCATCAGCGACCAAACAGCCCTGAGAGCCCTGCAGGACTATATTCATACGCAGTGCCTCAGATAAAAAAGCGAGGCCAAGCCTCGCTTAGATTACTCACCCAACTTTGCGGTAAGGGTAGCCAGCTTTTTTGATGTGGGCATCAAAAAACTGGCCTTTTGACGACGCATTCATTAGTGCTGTGTATACGGTAGATGGAACCCTTGAGTATTGATAAATGCCACCGCTATGGAATGCAATTTCCAGAGTTGAAGTGGCGTGGTCGTAACCAACTGAATGGAGATTTGAAGATGAAACAGGTTGACGATTCAAAACGGTTTCCTCTTTTGAGTGGGAAGAGTCCCGAGGAGATCGTAAAACTATTCAACAGCTACAACTTTGTCGACGATCATGGTCATCGACTGGATGTGTGCCAGGACTTCAAAGATTTGGTTGAACTGGCTAGCCATGCCCGACAGCGTTAAGAAAGTAACCTGGCCAGCAACCTGCAGGGCTACAGAAACCCGCTTTCCTTCAGTTTTTTAGCCAATAAGTAATTGGTGATTACTCCAAGAGAAACCCCAACAATCCACGGCACAGCTGAATCAAGCATTAGCGAGTTGTTCACGTTAATGCTGGCGGTGATGCAGGCATAGGTATTTGTAAAAGCAAACCATGTAAAAAGTATCTGTTTCATTTGGTTATCTCCACGCTTTCCCTCCCAACAATATCCACCTACGAGCCAGTAAAAGCAAACCAGGTACAACCGAAAAGGCTAAGGAATGAGTGAAGCAAAACCGCAGGACGGCAGCACTATACCGGATTACGAGGGCCCTATCGCCCACTAAGAATCAGAAGAGCACGGAGTGTTTCATCTGGGATATCAAACATTATAGGAGACCTTATTGAAGGGCTTCGATAATTGTTTTCAGCCAAAATTTACTTGAATCACTCAAATACAATGAGTGTATTTTGTTACGATAATATGGTTTTATACTGTCGTATTCAATACATTATCTAGGGGCGCGCATGAACGAAGAAAATAAAAAAAACATCCTCAAAGCAGGAGAAGGTGTTGCCGTTGGCGTCGGTGCTGGTGCTGGAGCCGGTATTGGAGCCGCTATTGGAGCTAGCGGAGCTATAGCTGCTGCCGAAGCAACCGCCGCCGCTGCAGTTGCGGCTGGAGCATCAGCATCAGCAACCACTGCTACTATTGCCGCCGCAGGTGGTGGGGCGGTAGCTGCAGGAGGCACTGGTATGGCTGGAGGAGTATCTGCAATTGCCTCTGCTGCTGCGAGTAGCGCAGTGGTTCCTGTCATAGGATGGGCTATTGGGGGAGCTGCGATCACGGGGCTTGTTGCATGGGGAGCATATAAATACTTCACAAAAGACAAGTGATAGAAAATAGCTATTACTCCATATAACTTGAGCCACCTCCGGGTGGCTTTTTTAATGGCACTACCGAAGCAGCTAAAATTAGTGTCTTCAATAATGCTCCAACATCGCACAGAGGTAACATATGGCAGAGATCACACCAGCAGAACAGATTCGACTAAATCTGCTCTCCACCCTGAACTACGACACAGCAGCAGCAAAAGAGGCTATTGCGTTCGTTCAGGATAGCCAGCTCAAGTATCAGCTGTTCATCCAGCAGTACAACCGCGTGACAACTGAATCAGAAGTTGTGGCGCGGACCATCAAAGCGGTTCAGGAGTCGGCGGAAGCGTTAGCGCTGTTTGATACCGCGGCTGAGCAGGCCAGTTAAGGCATTACAGCAGGCATTCACGTAGTGCCTGTGATAATGTTTAAGCTCCTGTATAAGGGGCAGTTGTATGATGTCATGCAACGAAGCAACCAAACTATGGAAAGTCCGGGTAATGGTTTTGGAGTGAATGTGACGTTTCGCAACGATATAGATGGCTACTTTTTCCTGTTGCTTAGTATGTGGCCAGTGCTAATGGTTTTATTCCTGGGATTGTCCCCTGCATTTTACGGTGTGTTAATGCCTAAAACGGCAATTGCTTGTCTGGTGATCGCTGCCGCTGTGGGTATCGTTGGGTGGTTCTATGGATAGTCATCTGAGTAACATTTGGTCAGGTTATAAACTGGTATCTGACCGCATTACAGCAGGCATTCACTGAGTGCCTGTGATAATGCTGGGCCCAATTGCAGTGTTGTTGTTTCCCCTGTTAATCTGTCCCAAACAAAACGATGGGGATAGGGACATGAAAAAGTTACTTTTTGCAGCATTAATTGGTTTTTCAGCTTTAACAATTTCCGCATGTGCGCCAACAGTCCAGAAAGTAGATTACAACCAGAGATCAATGCTTTTATCTCTCGGAATGAACAAAAACGACGTCATGGACATTATGGGATCGCCGCGTAGGACGGATGTAAACCAGGAGCGTGAGCGCTGGATTTATTGGAATAAGTCTCTCTATGGCTACACAATCATTGATAACGAACAATTGGCTAACGATCGACTGGTTATAACGTTCGTTAATGGTAAGGTAACCAAGTGGGGCCAGCAAACGCTGACTGATGACATAATGGAGTCATCACAAAAGAGCGCTCAGGCTTATGCTGAGGCATTCAAGAAATAGCCATTTCAATCACACGAGAACCTCGCTTCGGCGGGGTTTTTTTATGTCCAAAAGAGGTAATAACCGATGAGCTTTAAACATGAACTTGGTCAGGTGGTAACCGTTACTATCAGTGAAGAAGAAGGGCATATCAAAGCTCGCGCAGAATATACACATGGCCCCAATCAGTACCTTATTCATTATCGTGCAGCAGACGGGCGAGCTGTAGACGCATGGTTTGAAGAAGGGGAGCTGTCTCCATCTGCACTGTAGACGCACGCATTACAGAAGCCCTTCACATCGCGAGGGGCTTTGATAATGCGAATGAATGTCATTATCGATAATTAGAAGGGGATTAATGAACGTTTGGACGTCTAAATGTCTAATTGCGGCAGTTTCCATCGACTTTATGCAAATGATATTCATTATCATTTATGGGTCCTCCCGGAGGGGGAGGCTACCACGGGGCGGCGGACTCGCGGAAAACGGCTAGTTTTCATTTTTCATAGTCATCATCATCATGTGCACAGGTTATTGATTTTCCAGATGTCGGATTTTCAATGATGTCGAATCGTATAAAAAGTGTTCACCATCATGGACCAGGAAATCGCTACTTTAAAACTCAATATCAACCAGCTTGCCGGGATTACTGGCGTACACCGCCAGACCGTCGCTACCAGGCTAAAAAATGTCAGTCCCGCCCAGGGAAGCAACAGCAAACTTAAGTTGTATCTTGTCACCGATATTCTGACAGAATTAATGATCCCGACGGTTTCCTCATCGAATCTTGAAGAGATGACACCCCCTGATCGCCTCGCTCACTGGAAAGCAGAAAATGAGCGGTTGAAATTTGAAGTAGATACCAAGCAACTTATCCCCGCCGAAGACGTCGCACGTGAATTTTCAATGATGGCGAAAGCCGTCGTCATGGTACTTGAAACACTTCCGGACATTCTTGAGCGCGACTGTGCACTTACGCCGGTTGCGGTATCACGCGTGCAAAGCGTGATTGATGACCTGCGCGATCAGGTTGCCCAAAAAGTAATGGACGCTGAACCAGAGGAGGATGAGCCAGAGGAGGACTGATGACAAAACGGGCATCTGCCAGGGGGATACGCCGCGATGTCTCCGGTATTCTTCGTGCCCCACGTCGTATGCAGGTGGCCGATGCGGTCAGCTCATATATGCGTGTGCCGATGGGGGCGGGTAACTCCGTACCATGGGACCCCAATCTGGCCCCTTATATTATTGAGCCGATGAATTGTCTGGCATCCCGTGAATATGATGCGGTGGTGTTTGTCGGACCGGCCCGAACCGGGAAAACGATTGGCCTGATTGATGGCTGGATTGTCTACAACATCGTTTGTGATCCCGCTGACATGCTGGTTATTCAGGTCTCCGAAGAGAAAGCGCGTGAACATTCCAAGAAACGCCTCGATCGCACATTCCGGTGTAGTCCGGAAGTAAAATCGCGACTCAGTCCGCGTCGTAACGACAATAACGTTCACGACCGCACCTTCCGGGCCGGTAACTATCTCAAACTGGGCTGGCCGTCAGTCAACATTATGTCGTCGTCAGACTATAAAAGCGTGGCGTTGACTGACTATGACCGCTTTCCTGAAGATATCGACGGAGAAGGTGATGCATTTTCCCTGGGTTCGAAACGTACCACTACGTTTATGTCCAGCGGCATGACTCTGGTTGAGAGTTCACCTGGCCGAGATATTCGTGACACGAAATGGCGACCAAACACCGCACATGAGGCACCACCGACTACCGGCATATTATCGTTGTTTAATCGTGGTGACCGCCGCCGCCTTTACTGGCCGTGTCCGCATTGCGGAGAATATTTTCAGCCGGAGGTAGCCAATATGACGGGCTACCGGGATTCCCTTGATCCCGTTGTGGCAAGTGAGTCTGCATATCTCCAGTGCCCGGCTTGCAAAGGCAGGATCACCGCAGATATGAAACGTGAACTGAATATCCGCCATGTCTGGTTACGCGATGGAGAAAAAATAGACCGTGATGGCAACAGATTTGGGGAGCCGCGGCGATCACGCATCGCTTCATTCTGGATGGAGGGGCCTGCGGCTGCATATCAGACATGGTCGCAGATGATATACAAATTCCTGACTGCTGAGCAGGAATATGAGTCCACCCAGAGTGAAGAGACGCTGAAAACGGTAGTTAATACCGACTTTGGTCGGCCTTATCTACCCCGAGCCAGTCTCGAACAACGTAAGAGTGAGCTGCTCGAACGACGCGCTGAAGACGTGCCGAAGCGATCTGTACCAGATGGTGTGCTCTTTATGACTGCAACCGTTGATGTGCAGGGCGGTAAATCCCGTCGTTTCGTGGTTCAGGTGACTGGCTACGGTGAGCAGGGTGAGAGATGGCTGGTCGATCGCTACAACATCCGCCAGTCTCTGCGGGCAAACGAGCACGGTGAATGTTACTCCATCGATCCGGCAAGTTACCCGGAAGACTGGGATTTACTTTTGTCTGACGTGTTCGAAAAGTCATGGCCCTTAGCGAGTAACCCGTCAAAACGCATGCGGCTCATGGCGATGGCTGTCGATTCCGGCGGTGAGGATGGTGTCACCGATAACGCCTATAAGTTCTGGCGTAAGTGCCGCCGGGATGGGCTTGGTAAAAAGATTTTCCTCTTCAAGGGCGACAGTGTCCGACGCTCAAAACTAATTACCCGAACATTTCCTGATAACACTGACAGATCAACTCGCCGGGCAAAAGCCGCTGGCGATGTGCCGCTTTACCTTCTTCAGACTGATGCGCTGAAAGATCAGGTGAATAACGCCCTGTGGCGAGAATCACCCGGCCCGAACTATGTGCATTTCCCTAAATGGCTCGGCAGCTGGTTTTACGATGAGCTGACCTATGAGGAACGTTCACCCGATGGAAAATGGAGCAAACCGGGCCGAGGTCCGAATGAAGCTTTCGATCTACTCGTTTATGCCGATGCGCTGGCCATATTGCACGGATACGAAAAGATCAAATGGCCGGATGCGCCTGAATGGGCGAGGCGGACAACGTGGATTGAAGAAAGCACGCCGGAAACTGGCGAAGCGTCACCCACGTTATCAGCAAAAACGACCCATAGCAGAAAAAAACGGAAGGCAAATAAGCCGGATGTCGAAAACAACCCGTGGACTACATCATCAGGAGGCTGGGTGTGAAACAAACCGATATTGAATCCATTATCCAGCGTTATACCGATGCGGAAATAGCTGTGCTGGATGGAAAATCTATTACATTCAACGGACAGCAGATGACGCTGGAGAACCTGTCCGAAATCCGCAAAGGGCGTCAGGAATGGGAGCGCCGTCTTGCATCCCTGTTGGCTCAACGTCACGGGCGACCTGGTTATAAACTCGCGAGGTTTCCATGAGCCTGTTAGATGATGCGATTGGCGTCTTTTCCCCTGGATGGAAAGCGGCGCGGTTACGTTCTAGAGCAATGATCCAGGCATATGAAGCTGTTAAGCCCACCCGAACACACAAGGCGCGCAGGGAAAACCGTTCCGCTAACCAGCTAAGCCAGATGGGTGCTGTATCCCTCCGTGAGCAAGCGCGTTGGCTGGATAATAATCACGATCTCGTTATCGGCGTGTTCGATAAGCTTGAGGAACGGGTGGTAGGTTCAAAAGGAATTATTGTTGAGCCCCACCCGGTACTGAATAACGGAAATATAGCGAAGAAACTTGCTGAACAAATCAGAGCGAAGTGGGCTGAATGGTCGGTCAGCCCTGAGGTTACGGGGCAGTTTACCCGCCCGATGCTTGAGCGGTTGATGCTCAGGAGCTGGCTCAGAGACGGAGAAATTTTCGCTCAGATGGTGAATGGCTCAGCGCAGGGACTTGAGCCGGTGGCTGGAGTACCATTCTGGCTTGAAGCGCTTGAGGCCGATTTTGTGCCGATGACTAATGATGAGTCCCTGCAACTTTGTCAGGGGGTATATGTAGATAACTGGGGGCGCCCGAAAAAGTACCTGGTCTATAAAAGTCTGCCTGTTACCGGCCGTCAATTGGATACGAAAGATGTCGATGCCGGGAATATGCTTCATCTCAAATTTACCCGCCGTCTTCATCAGACCCGAGGGACCTCTCTCCTTTCTGGTGTGCTCATGCGCCTCAGTGCGCTGAAAGAATACGAGGATGCGGAGTTAACGGCAGCACGTATTGCAGCTGCGCTGGGGATGTACATAAAAAAAGGAGACGGGCAAAGTTTTACGGACGATACCACCAAAGACAATCGTGACGTAATGATTGAGCCAGGCATTATTTATGATGATCTGCTGCCCGGTGAAGACATCGGGATGATCAAGTCCGACAGACCAAACCCTAACCTTGAAACATTCCGAAATGGACAATTGCGCGCTGTCGCTGCCGGTGCTCGTCTCAGCTTCTCCAGTACAGCCAGAAACTACGATGGAACATACAGTGCCCAGCGCCAGGAGTTGGTTGAATCAACAGATGGTTATCTGATCCTTCAGGACTGGTTCATCGGCGCAATCACCCGGCCAATGTACCGAAACTGGTTAAAAATGGCGGTGGCTTCTGGCGAAATTAAGCTACCACGTGGGCTGGATATGGCGTCGCTTTACACCGCAGTTTATTCCGGTCCGGTCATGCCGTGGATCGACCCAGTTAAAGAGGCTAATGCCTGGAAAGCGCAAATCCGAGGTGGTGCTGCGACAGAATCTGACTGGGTGCGAGCTAGCGGACGCAATCCGGATGATGTGAAACGTCGTCGCAAGGCTGAAGTTGATGATAACCGCGAACTGGGACTGGTGTATGACACCGATCCTGCAAACGATAAAGGAGGCACCAGTGCCGAAGTCAAAGAACCGGACGCCCCGTCGTCCGAAAGCCAGCGCAAAAAGTAATTCGTGGTTTCGTATGCAGGCCAGCGCCGACAATCAGGTAGAAATTTATATCTACGACGAGATCGGCTACTGGGGCGTGACCGCCCGGCAGTTTGTTAACGACCTTAAAGCGCTTGGTGATGTGACCCATATTAATCTTCATATCAATTCGCCTGGTGGCGATGTCTTTGACGGCATCGCCATTTTTAATGCTCTTAAACATCATGGTGCGTCAATTACCGTTCATATCGACGGTCTGGCCGCGTCTATGGCCTCGGTCATTGCTATGGTAGGTAATCCGGTCATCATGCCTGAAAACACCATGATGATGATCCATAAGCCCTGGGGCTTTGCTGGTGGCGATGCCAACGATATGCGTGACTACGCAGAGCTTCTGGACAAGGTTGAGTCTGTTCTGATCCCTGCTTATGCAGAGAAAACGGGTAAGAGCCCCGATGAAATAGCGGCGATGCTGGAAGATGAAACATGGATGGACGGCAAAGAATGCGTCGCTATGGGTTTTGCCGACCAGGTCACCCCCTCTCTTCAGGCTATGGCCTGTATCCAGTCTAAACGTATTGAGGACTTCGAAAAGATGCCAAAAAATATTCGCAACATGTTAACGCCGCCGCGAGCTACCACGCAACGAGATCCCCAGCAACCACAAATGCAGCAGCCGGTGGTGAGCCAACCTTCCGTAATTGACGAAAACACCATTCGTGCTCAGGTAATCGCTGAGCAAAAGGATCGCGTTAATGGTATTAACAACCTCTTTGCGATGTTTGGTGGTAAACACGCCGAACTGCAGGCGCAGTGTGTAGCAGATATGGACTGCTCTGTCGATCAGGCTAAAGACAAACTGCTGGCGCTGCTGGGTAAAGATGCTTCACCATCGGCGAAAACTACACCAGCGCATATTCATGCAGGTAACGGTAATTTTGTCGCCGATGGTATTCGCCAGGCATTGATGGCGCGTGCCGGATTTGAAGATCAGGAACGTGACAATGTCTACAACGGCATGACCCTGCGTGAATATGCCCGCATGGCCCTGACTGAGCGGGGAATTGGCGTATCCAGCTATAACCCGATGCAGATGGTAGGGCTGGCGCTGACGCACAGCACCTCTGATTTTGGCAACATCCTTCTTGATGTCGCCAACAAATCGATTTTGCAGGGCTGGGACGAAGCTGCAGAAACCTTTGAGCAGTGGACAAAGAAAGGCCAGTTGTCGGACTTTAAGACAGCGTATCGTGTGGGGATGGGCGGATTCCCGTCTCTGCGGCAGGTTCGCGAAGGCGCTGAATATAAGTACGTGACTACCGGCGATAAAGGGGAAACCATCGCGCTAGCCACCTACGGAGAAATTTTTTCCATCACTCGCCAGGCAATCATTAATGATGATCTGAACCAGCTCACAGATGTTCCCATGAAAATGGGCCGTGCCGCTAAGGCGACTATCGGTGACCTTGTTTACGCCATTCTGACCAAAAACCCAAAACTCTCAGATGGTAAGGCGTTATTCCATGCAGACCACAAGAACCTGTCCACCGGTGCTATTTCCGTCAGCAGCCTGGACGATGCCCGTAAACTGATGCGCCTGCAGAAAGAGGGAGAACGATCTCTGAACATCCGCCCGGCATTTATGCTGGTGCCGGTCGCGCTGGAGACACTGGCTAACCAGACGATTAAATCAGCGAGCGTAAAAGGGGCGGATATTAACGCCGGGATTATTAACCCGATCCAGAATTTTGCAGATGTGATTGCAGAGGCCCGCCTTGACGAAGCTGACGCAAAAGCCTGGTATCTGATGGCGGCAAAAGGGACGGACACCATCGAAGTTGCGTATCTGAATGGTGTTGATACTCCTTACATTGATCAGCAGGAAGGGTTTACCACTGACGGTATCGCTACAAAAGTTCGTATCGATGCTGGTGTGGCGCCGCTTGATTACCGCGGCCTGGTGAAATCCAGCGGCCAGTAATCATTACAGTTCTGAAAACGACGCCCGGAAGGGCTTTTTTTATACCTGAAATCAGCCCTGTGGGGCTGACAGGAGACGTTATGGCTAAAAATTATGTGCAAGACGGCAAAACCATCCCCGTGAAAAATTCTGGTACCGAGGAAATTCTCAGCGGTACACCCGTTTCTTTAGGCGGGATGATTGCGATTGCAATTACCGATATTCAGCCGGGTGATGTAGGTGACGGATTCGCTGAAGGTGTCTTTCTTTTACCTAAGTTGCCAGCTGATGCCGTGACAGCCGGGGAAAAGGTATATCTCAAAGCTGGAAATGTTCAGCTGGATGACACCGATGCGGTGTTAGCCGGGACTGCCTGGGAGGATGCTGCGGCAGGCGTTACTGTCCTGGAAGTCAAAATCAATGGCTAATGCCTTTGACAATATGGCTGGCAGGATGGATGAACTGACGGCGAAAAGGCTGGGCAGAACGGTGACTATTAATGGCGATGAGCATATTGCTGTTGAAAGTCACCTGCTGCCTGAGCTGGGGCCGGTCGCGGGGGATGGGATTAACCTGGTTATCTTCAGCGCTGGCTATCAGCCGGCGCGGGGAGATGAGGTTATTTATAAAAGTCAGGTTTACACCGTTACCCGATGGCTCCTCTTTAATGGTAAGCCGCAAATCTGGATTGAGGAGGTCACAGGTGACGATTAAAGGGCTGGAAGAGCTCAGGCAGAACCTGAGCAATATCAGTAAAAATGCCATTCCTCGGGCGACATCCCAGTCCATTAACCGGGTAGCTGGAAGGGCAATCAGCCGCAGCTCTACGCGAGTGGCGAAAGAGACTAAGGTTAAGCGAAAACTGGTCATGCAGCGCGCCAAACTTAAACGGGCAAGCCCTAAAAAACCAATGGCTACCATCCGGGTAAATCGCGGCAACCTCCCGGCGATAAAGCTGGGGCCAGTACGAGTTCAACTTTCACGACGAAAGCGCGACAACGGTAGTTCTGGAAGCGTTCTGAAGATTGGGAATTTCAGCTTCCCTGGTGCTTTTGTGCAACAGCTTAATAATGGTCGCTGGCATGTTCTTCGGCGAACCAGTAAATCTCGTTACCCGGTAGAAGTGGTGAAAGTACCTCTGTCCACCCCCCTGACTGCTGCATTCAAAGAAGAACTTCCCAAACTGATGGCATCTGATATGCCAAAAGAAATGATGGCTGCGATCAAAAATCAGATAAGGCTGGTGACAAAATGATTCACCCGCAAGTACGAAAAGCTGTTCTGGATAAACTGAAGTCAATCAACTCCGGAAAAATATTCTGGTATGACGGTCGGCCAGCTTTCCTGGCTCCAGAAGAGTTACCCGCGGTTGCAGTATATCTTACTGATGCAAAGGCGACGGGCGGCAGTATTGATGAGGAAGAGTGGGAGGCTGTCCTTCACATTGAAGTATTCCTTAAAGCAACTGCTACCGATAGCGAGCTGGATAAATGGATGGAAACCCGCATCTATCCGGCCATGGCTGACGTTCCTGAGCTTGCCAGTATCGTTGAAACCATCAGCGTTGCCGGGTACGACTACCAACGTGACGATGAAGCCACTACATGGGGCTCCGCCGATCTCCAATATTCCCTGACTTATATTATGTGAGGACTATATGCCAACTCCAACACCTACCACGCCGACGAAAGGTGCCGGGACAACTTTTTGGATTTATACCGGAACTGGTGATCCCTACGATGATCCGTTAAGTGATGTCGGCTGGACACGAACGGCAAAGGTTAAGGAATTAACACCTGGGGAACTGACTGCAGAATCATATGATGATTCCTATATTGATGATGATGCGCCTGACTGGGATGCAACAGCTCAGGGTGTTAAGTCAGCCGGTCAAACCAGCGTAACACTTGCCTGGAAACCTGGTGAATCTGGCCAGAAGGATCTGGTTGACTGGTTTATGAGTGGTGATGAAAAATCTTACAAAATTAAATATCCAAATGGGGCAGTTGATGTTTTCACCGGCTGGGTAAATAGTTTGGGTAAGACTATTTCACGAAACGAAGTTATTACCCGTAGTGCACAAATCACCAATAAAGGTAAACCTTCTCTGGCTGAAGATAACGCTTCGACTAACCCTTAATATATTCGTCAGCGGTGCTAAGGCACCGCGAAAGGTAATGAAATGACTTATCTTAAAAAAGACACATTAAATCCCGATACTGAGAATATTTTACTGTTTGAGTTATCGGCTTACAGTAGAATGCAATATATTGAATTTATGGTTGAAGAGAGGAAGTCATTACCGTCAGAGGAAAGCACACCTGAAGAAAACTTTAAATTGGCCACCTTGTTGACTATGCGTGATCAGGCCATGCTCGTTGCATTATCCTTGAGCGAGGCTGATGAAGAGCAACGTGAAGGGAAAGATATTTTCCCTGAAATTATACGAAAATATCCACCAGGGTTATTGGGCAGCGCTGCATTACTTGTGCGTATGCTTTCAGGGATGATCCCACCAGTTAATAATGACACTGAGAACACTGAAGAAGAGGAAGAGCCAGATTTGGAAAAGTCCTGACCCGCTCACGTCGCTTTGCTATGCGATTAGCCAGGGAGTTTGGACGGCCAGACTGGCGCGCAATGCTTTCGGAAATGTCTTCCTCTGAATGGTTCGAATGGATTGAGTATTACCAGGATAATTGTTTTAGCGACGACCTCCTGGACTCTCATTTTGCCAATCTTAGTTATCTTGCTGTCAGTCTCTTCACCGATCCGGATAAACACGGAATTACCTCCCTTGATTTTAGTTTGTTATCAAAACGCGAGGGAGAAAGTGAGTTGGATTCAGACGAGCAACTTATGTCGATAGCCGAAAGCATTCCTGGAGGAGTTCGCTATGTCCCAGCCAGTGGGTGATCTGGTCGTTAAAATTGACGGCGATAGCGCAAAATTTGATGAGGAAGTTGCTCATCTGAATAAGCAGCTGAGCGGGTTAGGTAGAGCCGCGAACGACAGTACAGCCCAGGTAACCGCAGCTTTCACGCGGCAGGAGCGTGCTGCAAAACGTGCCGGTATTTCAATCGGCCAATACAATAATGCAATGCGCATGTTGCCTGCGCAGCTTACTGATGTCGCAACTCAGTTAGCTGGTGGGCAAAGCCCGTGGCTAATTTTGCTCCAGCAAGGCGGTCAGGTTAAAGACTCATTTGGTGGCCTGATTCCAACATTTCGAGGATTACTTGGAGCTGTAAGTCCGTTGGCCGTTGGGGTTGCAGCTTTGACCGCCGCAGGTGCCGGAATTGGATATATCTTCTATCAGGGAACGTCAACCCTTTCCGATTTTAATAAGACGTTGACGCTATCAGGTAACACGGCTGGTCTGACTACCGACAGAATGCTGGCACTGGCAAAATCGGGACAGCAAGCAGGACTCACCTTTGATCAAACCACTGATTCTCTGACTGCATTAATTAATGCTGGTGTGGGGGCGGGTGCGCGTTTTGATGACCTAAGCCAGTCAGTTGCAAAATTTTCTACGGCATCTGGTATCCCCATTGAGAAGGTTGCGGAAGCGTTCGGGAAACTGACCAACGACCCGACGTCCGGCCTGATTGCGATGGCGCAACAATTTCATAATGTGACAGCAGAGCAGATTGATTACGTTGCTCAGTTACAACGTTCAGGAGATGAAGCCGCTGCACTTCAGGCGGCTAATGATGCGGCGACGAAGGGATTTAACATCCAGACTCAGAGCCTGATCGATAACATGGGGACGATTGAGCGCTCTGCTGATTCGTTGAAACGCGCGTTTAAATCCATGTGGGATGCTGCTTTGGATTTGGGGCGGCCTGACACCGCAGAGGAGATGGTAAGCAAGGCGCAATCAGCTTTTAAGCAGGCTGATGACATCTGGAATCTCAGGAAAAATGATCGCTATGTAAACGATGAAGCCAGAGCCCGTTTCTGGAATGACAGGGAGTCGGCCCGACTGGCTCTTGATATGGCGCAGCAGCAAGCAGGTATTGCCAAAGCCAGCGCAGCAGCGGCCGAAAAGGAAGCGGAGGCAGAATCTGAAAAACAGAAATATGCCGCTCAAGCACAAGCCAATTATGCTAAATCGCAGACTGCGCTTGAAAAGTATACTGCCAGGCAGAATGAATTAAATAAAGCTCTGAAAGAAGGACATATCCTACAGGCTGATTACGCCATCAATATGGCCGCAGCCAAGAAAGAATATGAGGCCACCTTAAAAAAAACGCCGAAACCAAAAGGCATTAAAGTTTCTGCTGGTGATCGTTCTTCTGATCAGACTGATGCCGAAACCCTGCAGTTGATGACGCAGTTAAAGTTGCTGCAACAGCATACGGGGCTTAACGATACCATCAGTCAGCAACGTAAAAATTTGTGGTCTTTACAGTCAAAATTCGCGGTTATAGAAGAGGCGTCGAAAACACGCGCACTGAGTAAAGATGAACAATCTTTACTCGCCAGCAAGGATAAGGTTCTGGCGCAGGCTGAGGTTAATGCGAAACTTGGCGATCAGATTGTTGCTCAGGAACGTCTGAATAAGCTTCAGGATAACTCGTTAAAATATGTTACTCAGATGCAGGAAAAGACTGCAGCACTGACAGATAGTGCTGGGTTAAGTGACAGGGACGCACAACGTAATAGCGAGAGGGCGCAATTAAGGCAGGGATGGAAAAATCAGGGTGGAAGCCTGGAAGATGAAGGGTATCAGAAAGAGCTTTCCGCACTTGAGGGTTATTACGCTGCACAGGATGAAATGCGTAATAACTGGTTGGCCGGCGTTCAGTCGTCATGGGAAAACTATGCTGACATGGCCACCAATTACAATCAGATCGCTGCGGATACAACCAATACTGCGCTCGGAGGAGTAACAAACAATCTCCAGCAGGGGTTATATGACCTTGCAACTCAGTCTGAAGATGCTGGCGATGCCCTGAGTAACATGGTTGAAGGTTTTGGTAAGACAGTTATTCAGACGCTGGCTCAACTGGCCGCACAGTGGCTGGTTTATCAGGGCGTTCAGCTTCTGGTTGGGAAGACCACTCAGGCAACCGCTCTTGCTCCGTTGATCGCTAATGCGCAGGCTACAGCGCTTCAGGCACAACTTGCAGCGTATGCATCCACCGCTGCTATCCCAATAGTTGGTCCGGGTCTGGCACCTGCGGCACTGGCTGCGGCTGCTGGTGTCACTACCCCTCTTGTTGCTGCTATCTCAGCATCAGCTTTAGCCGGTATGGCTCACGATGGTATTGATAAAATACCTGAGACGGGGACTTGGCTATTGAAAAAAGGAGAAAGGGTAACTACCGCTGGAACGTCTGCAAAACTGGATGCGACCCTCGATGAAGTTCGTCAACAAAGAACTCTCGGGGGTAAACATCTAGTTGCAGAATTCCATAATAATTTCTCGGGAAAACCTGATGATACCACTATGCAAATGGTAAATCAGCAAATGAGGGAATCAGAGAAAAGGCTAAAGCACTATTTCACTTCTCAGATAATTAACCCTACTGAGGATTATGGACGCTCACTCAATGCAGTATATCGGGGGAGGCGTATTAAATAATGACCGATATATATTATCCTCATGAATACATACCCGGACCGACGTACGATAATTATGGATTTGAACCAATAGATCCAATGATTAGAACCGACAGGATTGGAGGGCTTGCCAGGCAGCGTAGAAAATATACATCAGTACCAACTAATAATACTGTTGTATGGCAATTTAAAAGTGATGCGCATGCACAGGTATTTGAGTCGTGGTATAGAGACGTTTTAACTGATGGTGCAGCATGGTTTTACATGAAATGTAAAACTCCAGTTGGATTAAAGTTTTTTAAATGTCGATTTAAAGGGATTTATAAGGGACCCTTATTCATTAAACCAGGCTTGTGGCGTTATTCGGCAACAGTTGAATTAAGAGAGAGACCTCTTGCCCCAGTTGGTTGGGGCCATTACCCGGAATGGCTTGCGGGACAGTCTCTTCTGGATATTGCGCTTAATAAGGAGTGGCCGAAGCATGACGCAGATTAAACGCCTCTACGCCAGCAGCGGACCGGAGGTGATCATTGAAACGCTGCAGATCACCATTGGCTCTGATGTTCACTACCTTTGCCAGGGTTACGACAACATCACGGCAACGACGGAGAACGGCGATACCGTAACGTTTACCGCCTGTGCAATAGACATTGCGCTGCCGGCGCGCAATGCGGACGGCACGCAGGACCTCAAATTTGCCCTGTGCAATATCGATGGTGTTGTGTCCACGGCGATCCGCAATGCGCTGGCTAACCGTCTGTCTGCATTGCTGACGTACCGGCGTTATATCTCCACGGATTTAGCGGCCCCTGCGGAAGTGCCATATACGCTGAAAATCAAGTCGGGCTCCTGGACGGCGACAGAGGTGCAGATTACTGCGGGCTACATGAACATCCTCGATACCGCCTGGCCGCGTTTCCGCTACACGCTCCCTGTATTCCCCGGACTGCGTTATATCAGCTAAGGAATCCATCATGTTTATTCCTGATAAATACCGTTCAGTCACCTGGCTGAAGGGCGGGCGCGTATATCCGCAGCTCGACTGTTTCGGCATTGTGAACGAGATACGCCGCGATCTGAATTTACCCGTCTGGCCCGATTTTGCCGGGGTCACCAAAGACGACGGCGGCCTCGACCGGGAAGCGCGCCGGATGATGCTTACCCTTGAGCGCTGCGAACCCTGCGAAGGGGCCGGGGTGGCCTGTTATTCCGGGTCGACTGTCACCCACGTAGGGATCGTGGTCAGTATCGGTGGCCTGCTGCATGTGGCGGAATGCAATCCGGGAACGAACGTCACCTTTCTGCCGTTGCCACGGTTTAAGCGCCGATTTGTCAAAGTGGAGTTCTGGCAATGACCATTCGTTTTTATCCGTCCCGGCTTCCCGGTGAACCACTCGAAACGCATGAGCATGGTGTAACCAGTATTCGCAACTGGCTGGTGGCAAATGTCGAAGGCTACGAGGATCGGGATGTCCCACCGCTGACCGTTGAGGTTGAGGGACTGTCAATTCCGCCAGGCGAGTGGGCCACCTGCGTGATCCGCCCTGATAGTGATGTCAGGCTTTATCCGGTTCCCTTCGGGCTGGAGGCCGCCACAATCGCGTGGATCGGCGTCGGTATCTCCGTTGCTGCTGCAGCCTATTCGCTGTTTATGATGAGCACCATCGATACGGGCGGTTATACCTCATCCACAGGGCGGAGTCTCGACCTGAACCCGGCGCGGGCCAACACCGCAAAACTCGGTGATGCCATTCGTGAGGTGTTTGGCCGGGTGCGTATCTACCCTGATTATGTGGTGCAGCCGGTTACCCGGTTTGATGCCGCCGATCCTACGAAAATGCGCGTCCAGATGCTGCTGTGTCTCGGTGTCGGTGATCTGATTTATACCAATGGCGATATCCGGGTAGGCAGCACTCCTGCATCGACGCTGCCTGGTTTCAGCAGCATCCATTACCCGCCAGGCGCGGACGTTTCCGGCGATGAGCGCAGTGAAAACTGGGTCAACAGTACGGAGGTCGGCGGGACATCCTCCGGTACAGGGCTGGATATGGCCCAGACGTCGCCGGATGCCGACGATATTATCGCAGACAGCATGACCGTATCCGGTTCGAGCGTAACGTTTACCGGGCTGGATACGGATGATGATGACGATAATGACGAGAACGATAACGCACTGCCGCCCAGTTGGGTCGCTGGCGCAGTGGTCGAACTGAAAGCCCCGGCGAACTACCAGATCACTACGGCGGCCGGATACAGCGTTATCGCCAGCCCACTGCTGACAGAGATCGCGCCGGTGGTTGGTATGCCGGTGACGCTCAGTTTCAATAGCGTCGATTACGATCTGTTTATCGCGTCATATACTCTTGGTCAGGCTGCGGTGCCCGGAACCGGGGGGAGTGCGGCATCCGTCCAGGCCAGTGCGGCCCCGACCACCTACGATTTTTCAGCCAGCTCCAGCACGTTCACGATCACCTGGCAGGGCACAACTTACACGGTGTCGCTGGTGGCTAACTACGTCTCGATGTCGGGACTGCTGGCGGCCATCGCCGAGGGACTCACTGGCTCCGGCCTGGTCGCGCAGGACAACGGCGGCACCGTACTGATAACCGAGGCGGCCAGTCCGTTCGCGGGTGGGGAGATCACGTCCTCTTCGCTGCCTGCAGCTGTTTTCGGTGATGCCCCGGTTTACACCTCCGGCACGGCATCAACCGGCGGCAGCCCGGCGGTAACGGCGAATGTGACGCTTGCCTATAACAGCGCCACGGGAACGGCCTTTTCCGGAATGCCGGAGGGGGTGCAACGGCTTTCACTTGCTCACCGCGGGAATGAGTACCGGATTGTGTCAGCTGACGGCACAACGGCGACGGTGGCGCGCCTGGTTAATGGTGCCGTTGATGAGTCATGGCCGGGATTCACCGCCCGGACGATGATCGACTATGAGGCCACTGGTCTTAACGACACGCTGAGCTGGCTGGGGCCGTTCCTCGTATGCCCTGAAAATGAAGTGGTGGATGCGTTCGAGGTGAATTTCTCCTTCCCGAACGGCATCTGTGGCTTTGACAGCAAGGGGAAAAAGCGGCTTCGGCATGTTGAGTGGGAGATTCAGTATCGCGTCTACGGTTCAGGATCGGGGTGGGTGAGTCACCAGGGCGAGTATGCGCTGAAAAACGTCAACGGGTTAGGTTTCACTGAGCGGATCACCCTCAACTCTCCGGGGCTGGTAGAGGTTCGCTGTCGTCGGCGCAATGAGCAGGGCTCAAACAACGCGCGAGACAGTATGTACTGGCATGCACTGCGCGGGCGACTGCTGACGCGCCCTTCATCCTATCCCGGCGTGTCGCTGATGGCAGTGACCGTTGAGACGGGCGGGAAGCTGGCGGCGCAGTCGGACCGCCGCGTAAACGTTGTGGCCACGCGGGCCTACGACTCAGGAACGGCCAGAACCATTTCTGGGGCGCTGCTGCATGTCGGGAACTCGCTGGGACTGGAGATGGATGTCGACACCATCAACGCGCTGGAGTCTGCATACTGGACGCCACGCGGCGAGTATTTCGACTTTGCTACCGGCGACAGTATCTCAGCGCTGGAAATGCTGCAGAAGATAGCCAATGCCGGGAAGTCACGTTTTCTGCTGAGTGATGGCCTGGCGACGGTCAACCGTGAGGGGATTAAGCCCTGGACTGGCGTGATCACTCCGCATGAGATGGTGGAGGAGCTGCAGAGCGGATTTACCGTACCGTCCGACGATGATTTTGATGGCGTCGACGTGACGCACATCAACGGGACTACCTGGGCAGAGGAGACCGTTAAATGCCGGACGCCTGATAATCCCACGCCGGTGAAAATCGAG